CGGTCTTTCGCTCGGGCGGGATGCCGGGGTGGATCGAGGTGACGAATGCTCAACGCGAAACAGCAAAGGTTTGCCCAGGAATACCTTGTGGACCTGAACGCCACACAGGCCGCTTTGCGGGCAGGATACAGCGAGAAAACCGCCCATTCTCAGGGGCAACGGCTGTTGAAGCATGTTGAAGTTGCAGAGGCTATTGCAGAAGCGCAGGCGGCGCGGTCAAGGCGCACGGGAATTACTCAGGACAAGGTTCTTGCCGAACTTGTCCGCATTGGGTTCTCCGACATTCGCAAGCTAGTGACGTGGGGCCGCAGTCCTGTTTCGGAGGGCGGCGACAATGACGCGCCGAACGGGTTGAATATCTACCCCGTCGAGTTGGTTCCCTCTAGTCAGATTGACGAAGACACCGCCGCTGCGGTTTCGGAGGTGTCGCTGACTGCGCAGGGGATCAAGGTCAAGTTGCACGACAAGCTAGCGGCTTTGGACAAGATCGCCCGTCACCTTGGCATGTTTAAAGACGGACAGCCGGAAGACGAAGAACCAGCGCCGATGACCGTCACAATCAAGGCCGCATCTGCCGTCGCTGACATCCGTGTCACACGAACTGACGGTTAGCGCACCGCAGGGCATTTTCCTCTCCGGCCTCAACAGCAAGTTTCGCGCTTATGTCGGCGGGTTCGGGAGCGGAAAGACCTACGTCGGCGCGCTAGACCTCGCCATCTTCGCGGGGGTGCATCCGAACAAGGTGCAGGGCTATTTCGCCCCGACCTATCGGGACATCAGCGACACATTCTGGCCGACGATGGACGAGGCGGCGGCAAGCCTCGGGTTCCGGACCAAAATCAAAAAGGCCGACAAGGAGATTGCCCTATACCGGGGCCGCGCGTGTTACGGCACGATCATCTGCCGGTCTATGGATGACCCCGGCGCAATCGTGGGCTTCAAGATCGCCCGCGCGCTTGTGGACGAGATAGACATTCTGCCGAAGGACAAGGCAACGGCGGCTTGGCGCAAGATCATCGCCCGCCTGCGTTTAGTTATTCCTGGCGTGGTCAACGGGGTTGGGGTGACGACAACGCCGGAAGGCTTCAAGTTCACCTATGACCACTTCGTCCGGCAGGGCGGCACAGACTACAGCATGGTGCAGGCCAGCACCTATGAGAATGAGCGGTTTTTGCCGCCTGACTACATCCAGTCTCTAAGGGACACCTACCCGCAAGAACTGATTGACGCCTACCTGATGGGCGAATTTGTCAACCTGACCTCGGGGACGGTCTATCGGAACTACAAGCGGGAAGCCTGCCGGTCCGTCGAGGTGATCAAGGGCAACGAACCTCTGCATATCGGCGTTGACTTCAACACCGCGAATATGTCGGCGGTCATCCTTGTCCCAAGGGGCGACCACTGGCACGTCGTAGGGGAAATGCAGGGGATGCTTGATACCCCTCACCTGATCGAGACGGTGAAGGCGAAATACGAAGGGCACGCGATTTACTGCTATCCCGACGCTAGCGGTTCATCGCGCAAGACTGTGAACGCATCCACGTCAGACATTGCGCTATTGCGGCAGGCGGGGTTCATCATCCGCGCTAAGGACACTAACCCGCCCGTGAAAGACAGGGTTCTTTCGGTCAACACCGCTTATGCCAAAGGTAGGCTTTGGGTAAACGATAACCTCGCCCCGCGATTTGCTGAGGCACAAGAACAGCAATCTTTTGACAAGCAAGGCGAGCCGGACAAGACGACCGGGCACGACCACATGAACGACGCCGCAGGCTATGCGGTCTATTGGCTGATGCCAGTGCGAAAGCCCTCGCACGGGGTAACGGAGTTGCGCGTATGATGCACGACAAGACGCTGCAAAGCCGTTTGGAACGGTATCAGCGACAGAAGCGGTGGCAGGCCATCGGCGCACGCATCGGGCAGGCCATCGTCGTGGTCGGTCATCTGGCCGTCTATGCGGCGGCTGTCGTCTATCTGGTGGGCGCACTGTGACCAAGGCCGTAGCCCAACGTTCGCCCGCATCGCAGCGGATGCTTGACGCTTGCCGCAAGGGCCGCGCGCTGATGGGCGGCACGGAGGCCATGCGCAAGGCTGGCAAGGTCTATCTGCCGCAATTCGCAGCGGAGAGCGAGGACGCCTATCAGGCGCGGCTGGCTGCGTCCTGGCTCTTCAATGGGCTGCGCAAGACCGTCAGGGACATGACGGGCCGGGTATTCGCCAAGTCGGTTGAAGTGACGGACGCGCCCGACCAGATCGAAGGATGGACGGAAAACGTTGACATGCAGGGGCAGGACCTCAGCATGTTTGCCAACCGGGTCTTTGCCGATGCGCTGTCGGGGCCGGGGATTGCATGGATCATGGTGGACGCGCCGCAGCGCGATGCGACCGTGACCGTTGCTCAGGCTCAGGCGCAAAACCTGCGCCCCTACATGGTCCACCTGTCGATTGAGGAGGTTTTGGGCTGGAAGGCGCAGACGGTCAACAATGTCATGACCGTGACGCAGGTGCGGCTGCATGAGACTGTTTCGGAGCAAGACCCCGAAGATCCGTTTGCGACTGCGCCTGTCGAGCAAATCCGCGTGCTGACCCTGACGGACGTGGGCGTGGAGACGACGATCTACCGCAAGGTTGGCAAGACCGATGAATGGGCGCTCTATGCGGAGCCGACCTATTCCGCGATGACCGAAATCACCATCGCGCCGGTCTACCTCAACCGCGCGGGGTTCTGGGAAGCGATGCCGCCGCTGGAAGACTTGGCTGATGTCAATATCGCGCATTGGCAGTCGCAGTCGGATCAGCGGAACATCTTGCACGTTGCGCGCGTGCCTATCCTTCACGCGGCGGGGCGGATGTCCGAGGATGGGCCGATCACCATCGGCGCAAGCCATGCAGTGGCGTCTGCTGACCCCGCGGCAAAGCTGGAATGGGTTGAGCACTCGGGCGCTGCCATCGGTGCTGGGCGGCAAGACCTCAAAGATCTGGAATACCAGATGGAGGCGCTTGGCCTTCAACTCCTGGCCCCCAAGGCGCAACAGTCCGCCACTGGCGAGGCAATCGACAACGCGAAAGAGACCTCGCAGCTTGCCATGATGGCCGACGCGCTACAGGATGCGCTAGAGCAGGCCGTGCGGTGGATGGGGGCTTATTCCGGTCTGGACGCGACCGAGGCGCGGGTTGTGGTCAACAAAGAGTTTGGCGTGACCATGATGACCGCGCAGGAAGTGACGGCGCTTCACACTGCTGTCACGGCGGGCAACCTGTCGCGGCAGACGTTCATCGGGGAACTGGCACGGCGTGGCGTCATTGCGCCGGACATTGACCCCGAGGATGAGACGGAGCGCATTGACAGCGAAGGGCCGCGCATGAGCGGCAACCCGTTGGACCTAGATGGCACCAGCGGCTGACGGCGCAAACCAGATTATCGCGGATGCCTTCACGGCGCATGGGCTTGACCTTCTCAGACTTGAGGCAGGCCAGCGGCGCGAAGTCAGGCGCATTCTCGGGGATTTGGAAAGCGAACTTGTCGCACAGTTGGCGAGGGTGGACCCGACCGGGGTTGAACGGGAAAGCTACCGGGTGCAGCGGCTGGAAAAGTTGCTTGCTCAGGTCAAGGAAACCATCCGCGCAAGTTACCGCGAAACAGCGGACCAGATGCTTGGGGAGTTGGCTGAACTCACCGAAATCGAGGTGGAGTTTGCGACCAAGGCGCTTAATGAAGGCGTGAGGTTTGACCTGTTCACCGGGTTGATCACGCGGTCACAGGCAAGGGCGCTGGTGGCGGGTGTGCTGGTTCAAGGTGCGCCCGTGTCGGAATGGTGGGCAAGGCAGGCAGGCGATACGCTGCAACGCTTTACCGACGAAATGCGGGCGGGCATCGCGCAAGGCGAAACGAGCGCGGACTTGATCCGGCGCATCAAGGGCGGCAGGAAGAACGGCGAGCCTGTGGTGGGCTTCATGGAAATCAGCCGCCGCAATGCTGACAGCCTCGTCAGGGCGGCGACACAGGCCATAGCGGAGCGGGCCAAGGAATACGTCTATGACACGAACGCTGACCTTCTGGCGGCGGTTGTGTGGACCTCTACGCTGGACACGCGGACAACCGTGCAATGCCAAGTCAGGGACGGGCTGCGCTACACGGTGAAGGACAAAAAGCCCATCGGCCATGATGTGCCGTGGCTGGCTGGACCGGGCAACCTTCACTGGGGCTGTCGGTCATCCTCACGGCCAGAAACGAAGTCCTGGCGCGACATCGGGATCGACGTTGACGACCTGCCACCGGGGACACGGGCCAGCATGAATGGCCAAGTCGCGGCGGATACGACGTTTGAAGCATGGCTGGCACGGCAGCCTAGGGACGTGCAAGACGCCTCGCTCGGGGTTGGGAGAGCTGACCTCTGGCGAGACGGCAAGATCACCTTCAGGGACCTGATCGACGCCAATGGGCGCGAATTGACCTTGGCGGAACTGCGGGCGCGCATCTGACGCAACACCGGGCGGGATGCCCTCTACAGCGGGAAGCTGACCAATGAAAATCGAACTGGCCGACGTTTCGGGGCTTCCCGACACGCTCAAGACCCTTGTCGCGGATGAAGGCGGCAAAGCCGTTCTTGACCTCACCCAACTGGCACCGATTGCCGAGGTGGAGAAGTTCAAGGGCAAGGCCCTGACGGCCTCCGAAGAAGCGATTGAGCGCCGCAAGCTGTTGAAGGCTTGGGAAGCCCTCGGGGAAACCCCCGACGCAGTGCGCGAAAAGCTAGGCAAGGGCGCTGACCCGGAAATCGTGAAGCAGTTGCAGGCGCAACTTGAAGCGACCCGTTCGGAGAGTTCACAGCGAATTGCCGCCATCCTGCGGGAGCGCGCGGTTTCTGACTTCAAGGCCGAGTTGGCGAAAGTCGGGGTTGTCCCTGACGGGCTTGACCTCTTGGCCGGATATGCCGCCAGCCGGATCACCCATGATGATGACGGGCAACTGCGCATCATCGGGGACGACGGCAAGCCCATGATTGGAAAGGGCGCGAACGGCGGCGCAACGCTGGCCGACTTGGCCGCGACCATTGCGAAATCTTACCCTCGTCTCGTTGCAGACGACGGCAAAGGCGGGGGCGGGAAGCCTCCAGGGTCGAACGGCGGGACGCCGGGAAAGACCATGAAGCGGGCCGAGTTCTTGGCCCTGCATCCCACGAAGCAAGCCGCCTTGATCAAAGACGGCGTAACCCCCATCGACTAAAGGAACCTGACAAATGGGCGTTTTGACCCTCACGAACCTCATCCCTACCATCTACGAGGCGATGGATACCGTCTCGCGCGAGCAGACGGGCTTCATCCGCTCTGTGACCGTGGACGGCAACGCAACCCGCGCGGCTGTCGGCCAGTCCGTTCTTTCGCCTGTCGTCGGCCCGATGGCAGCGGAAGACCTGACCCCCGGCAACGTGCCTGCGGACACCCCGAACCAGACGATCAACAACGTCGGGATCACCATCACCAAGTCGCGTTCGGTGCCCTTCGGCCTGACCGGCGAGGAAAACCGTGGCCTCAACATCGCGGGCACGACGGACCGCATCAACGCCGACCGGATTGCGCAGGCCATCCGCACGCTGGCCAACGAAGTCGAGGCTGACCTCGGCGCGCTCTTCAACCGCGCATCGCGGGCCATCGGCACGGCGGCAGGCACGCCTTTCGGCACGGCTGGCGACCTTGGCGACTTCGCCCGTGCTCGCCGCATGATGGAAGAAAACGGCGCACCGCTGTCTGACCTCCGCATGGTTCTCGGTTCCACTTCGATGGAGCGCCTGCGCGGCGTGCAAAACACGCTGTTCCGTGTCAACGAGGCGGGCACTGACCAGCTTTTGCGCACGGGCGCTGTCGGGACGGTGCAGGGCTTTGACGTGGCATGGTCGCCGCAAGTGCGGGCCGCTGTGACGGTTGGCACGGGCACGTCCTACACCTCGTCTGCCGCTGCGCTGACGGTCGGCCAGACTTCCATCCCGGTCATCACCGGCTCGGGCACGATCCTCGCGGGTGACATCATCACCTTCGCCAACGACCCGAACCAGTATGTGGTCGCAACCGGCGTTTCGGCCCCCGGCACCATCGTCATCCAGGAACCGGGCATCCGCGTGGCTCAGGGCGCTGCTACTCGCGTGTTGACCATCGTTGCCGCGACCACGCGCAACATGTTCTTCCATCGCGGCGCAATGGTTCTGGCGGCTCGCGCGCCGGCGATGCCGGACGGTGGCGACATGGCCGACGACGTGCTGACGGTGCAGGACCCCGTTTCGGGCCTGCCCTTCGAGTTCTGCGTCTATCGGCAGAAGCGCCAAATCCGGTGGGAAGTTAACCTTGCATGGGGCGTTGCTGCGGTGCAGCCGCGTCACATGGGCCTCCTCATCGGTGCCTGACCCTTTGCAGCGCGGCCCTACGGGGCCGCGTCACTGAGGGCCAGCGGAAAGGACATCACATGCCGGTCAAGGTTCACTACATGCGGGGCGGCTTTGTGCTGTCCAATTCCATCCTCGGGGTGAGCGAAGTGGTCGCCTGCGAAACGCTTACTGTGCCAGCGACTACGGCACGGGCGGTGCAATCGGGGGAGTGGGTCATGCTTGTCTCTACCGAAGCGACAGCTTGCAACGCGGCTTACGGAACAGCGGCAGGGGCTGACGCTGCGGCAACGGCTGCCACGGCAGTCACCAGCGCAGGGTTTGCCGTTAACCCCGGTAACGAGTTGCCAGTTGCCGCCCCTGCGGGGACGTTCATCAACGTCAAGGCGTTCACCTGATGACACTGACCACCACCATCGGCGGGGCTGCGTCTGACAGCTACATCACCCTAGCGGAATGGGCTTCCTATGCCGCTGACCAAGGGTGGACGCTGACAGGCACGGACGACCAGAGAGAGGCGTATTTGCGCCGCGCTGCGCTGGCGGTGGACACGTCCTACACGTTTCTCGGCAATGAGCGTTACAGCACGCAAAAGCGGGCGTGGCCGCGCGTCATCATCCCGCTTGTGAAGGGCTGGCCGGTTTCTTCGGACACCATCCCGCAAGAGGTGAAGGACGCGCAAGCCGAGTTGGCTTTCCTCATCATGGGCGGGGCTGACCCTCTGGCCACGTTTGAAGGCGTGATCGAAAGCGAACGGTCCAAGGTGGGGCCGATTGAACGCGACCGGACTTACCTCGGGGGCAAGGCGAGGTCGCGCTACACGGCGGTTGACCGCATCCTTGCGCCTTACGTCATCGGCGGGGCTGGTTCTCTGCAAGTGGTGCGGGCCTGATGTTCGATTATCCCGAAATGGCGGCTGTCGCCCGCGAATTGTTGATAGACTTCGGCCAGTCGGGATTTGTGCGGCGGCAGACAGTGACCGGGGGAAGCCCGTCAGAGGAAACGGCCGGCACGGCAAACGTTGTCAGCTATGCCGCGACCTTTGCAATCATCCCGATTGAGACGCAGCAAGTCGGCCAAGCGGTCGGGGACACGGCCATCCGGATCACGGATCGCCGGGTTTACATGGCCGCGAACGTGGCGATTGCCCCGCGCGGGGATGACCGGCTTGTCACTGCGGCGGGGGACGTGATGACGATCCTGCGTTGCCTGCCCATCGCGCCTGCCGGGGTGACAGTGGCCTATGACATCGTGGCGAGGGCGTAATGGGCTTTGCTGATCAGGTGGCCGCGTTCGGGGGCAAGACGGAAGACAAGATGACCCGAGCCGTCCGCAAGATCGCGCTGGATGCCTTCTCGTCGTGTATCCTGATGTCTCCCGTGGACACCGGGCGCTTTCGCGGCAACTGGCTGACGGCTGTGGGCACTACCCCGGCAGGAACGGTCGAAACGCTGGACCCGTCAGGATCCACGGCCATCGGGCGCGTGCAAGCCGCTGTGGCGGGCTTTGAACCTGGGGCCGTGATCTACATGGCGAATAACCTGCCTTACGCCGAACGGCTGGAAAATGGCTGGTCCAAGCAAGCGCCTGCGGGAATGGTCCGCATGACGCAACAGCGGTTCAAGCCCATCGCAGACGCGGTTATCGCCGCAATCGGGCGTGAGTGATGACCCCGGAAGCCGCGATCCACGTTGCCCTGATGGAACAGGTTGAAGACCTGTCGCTGATCACGTCAACGCCGCTGTTTTACCGGGAAATCCCGGCAGACAGACCGCAGACGGACTACATCGAAGTGGACCACCTGCCCAACGCCAACGACCGGCTATTCGTCACGTCGGGGCGTCTGTGGCGGCAAGGCATTCTGCAACTCACCCTGTGCAGTGCCTTGGGGCAATACGAAGCTGTCTATCGGGAGCGGGCGGGCCAGATCGCCGCGCACTTCCTGCAAAATCTCGCGCTCACTGTGGACGGCGTGACCATCGAAGTCACGCGGACTGATGTGGGCCGGGGGCTGGCCGAGGGCGCGCATTGGCGCATCCCCATCAGCGTTTACTACCGGGGCTTTGCCTGACCTCTAGCGAAAGGACTACCAAATGGCTGCACTCACCATTTCCAGTGTGGGCGGGCCGGGGCCGCGAACCCTGACCCCGAACACGTTGACCGCATCAGACACATTTACGTACGAACCTGGCGACATCATGATTTTGCGCAACGCCACTGGCGGGGCGCTAACGCCAAATCTTGACGGGGCAGACAGTGGCGCTGTTGGTGTTGATGGCTGGGGCGTCCTTAACGCTGCGCCGGGTTACACCACCCCGTCTATTCCCGCTGGAGCGGAGCGTGTAATCTTCCTTGACACCATCCGCTTTTTTCTGGTCGGAACCGTCACAGTGACGGGTGGAACGGGCATGATCTGTTCCATTCTGAGGCGCTGATCATGGCGAAAATCATCAACGCCGAACGGCGCGACATTGCGTTGCCCACTGGCCATGTCATCCCTCGGTTGGGGGAGTTGGCTTGCACAAATGACACGATCCGCTGCGCCGACAACTGGCCCGTGCTGCAAGGGCAGATGATCGCTGGTCAAATCGTTGTCGAGTTCGACCCGGAACCCGAAGAAACCCAACCCGTGAAGAAAGGAAAGACCAATGGCTGACATCAGCTATATCGGCGCGACGTTCGCCATTATCGCGGCTGCTCCCGCAACATTTGATGCTGTGGGGTATAACGGCCTCTCTTGGACCGCTGCCATCGGGGAAGTCGTGTCTTGGGGATCGACGGGCGACAGTCACGAAGACATTACCGTGACCGAAGTGACCACGGGCCGCACCAAGCACATCAACGGCGCGCGTGACGGCGGGGCAATCCCGTTCACCATCAAGTATGGAGCGACCGACCCCGGCCAGGTTATCATCCGCGCGCAGAACGGCAGCAACACGGCTTGCTCTGTGCGGATTACTGACCCTGACGGCAAGATCGAATACATGACGGGCATCCTCGCCAACGTCCGGCAGATGGAACGCGCGGCGGGCCAGTATAAAGGCTTCACTGGCGAGTTCCGAGTTAACAGCGCCGTGGTGACTGTCTGATGGACTTCGCCCAATTCGACGCGCGGACGGCGGCGGAAACGCCCCGCCCGTGCCCGCTGGTGCATCCGGTCACCGGGGAGCCTATCCTTGACGATGGCAAGCCCTGCTGCGTTCTGGTGCGGGGTGCATCGTCGCGGGAAGTGCAAGACCTTATCCGCAAGGCGGCGCGCGACGAGGTAAAGGCCAAGGCGACGGCCGCCACCTTGGCGGACTTGCACGCCAAGACCATCGCAGCGGCGGCGCGGCTCATCGTCGGTTTCCAGAACATCACGCGGAACGGCGTTCCCGCCAAGGCCCCGGATGACGTGCCGTGGTTTCTCGACCTGACGATGGTCAGCGTCAAGACCGACGAGGAAGGCAACATCATCCGGCCTTCCTTCGCGCAACAGGTTGTGAAGTTTGGCACGGATGACGCCAATTTTTTGGGGAACGCCTCGCACGGCTGACCATCTACGCACGGCAGATGGGGTATCTTCACAGCACCCCGAAAAGCTGGCCGTGCAGCCGTGGCGAGTTGGCAAGTCAACGCGGACAGCCGCTAGGACTGCCGGAACTGGAGGCGGGGCAATACCTCGTCACTGCACTGATGGATGCGGGGCCGACCACCTTTGACGCGATGGGCGAACGCCCGCTGTCATGGCCTG